GAAGAACAAAAAGCTATGTTGGAGCAAAACATACAAATGGCTTTATCTAAAGAAAATATAAGCTTAGAAGATGCTATAGACATTAGAGAGATTAATAATCTAAAAATGGCTAATCAATTACTGAAGCTAAAAAGAAAACAAAAACAAGAAGGAGAGCAACAACAAAAAATGCAAGAGCAACAAATGGCTGCTCAAATGCAAATGCAAGGACAACAAGCACAAGCTCAGTTAGAAGCTCAAAAAATGCAAATGGAAACTCAATCCAAAATGCAAGTGAAACAAGCAGAAATTAGTTTTGAAATAGAAAAGCTTAAAAATGAAGCAATGCTTAAGGAACAGTTAATGCAAACGGAATTTAATTTCCAAATGCAGTTAAAGGGTATGGAACAACAAGGGTTGCAACAAAGAGAAAACGAAAGAGAAAGTGCAAAAAATTCACGTATAAGCCAACAGTCTACACAGACATCAAAAATGATTGAACAAAAGAAAAGAAATTTACCAGCAATTAATTTTGAATCTAATGAAGATAGTTTAGATGGGTTTGACTTAGCCGAATTTGAACCAAGATAAGCTTAATTTAGTATTTAATTTTTGTTTAACTTTGTTTAAAATTTAATCTAATTTAATATTATGGAAATAAAAGTACGAGACTTAGGTCAAAAAGAAGAAAAGTCTAAAGCAGAAATTGAGGAGACATTACTTCAAAAACATGAAGATAAGTTTGAAGACAGTGACTCTCAACCTGAAACAACAGATACAGTAGAAGTTTCAAACGAAAACGATACTGAAAAAGAAACTCCCTCATCAGAGACAATTGATGAAACTCCCTCATTAGAGTTAAATGATGAAAACGTTCTTTCTTATATTAAAGATAGATATAACAAAGATATAAGTTCTGTTAATGAATTGTTTGAGGAAAAAGAAGCAAACGAAGAATTACCTGAAGATGTATCTGCGTATTTAAAGTACAAAAAAGACACTGGACGTGGAATCCAAGATTTCTATAATTTACAGAAAGATTACGACTCCATGGAAGATGACTCTGTACTTGCTAGTTATTATAGTATAACCGAAGAAGGGTTAGATGCTATTGACATTCAAGATATTATCGAAGAAAAATTTAATTTTGATGAAGAATTAGATGAACCTCGCGATATTAAGAAAGTAAAACTAGCGAAAAAACGAGAACTTGCGAAAGCGAAAAAGTTTTTGAATGAACAGAAAGATAAATATAAAATGCCTCTTGAGTCAAGTAGGGATCAATTGTCTGAAGATCAACAAGAAAATTTAAATGCTTATGAAAGTTATCTTAAGGAATCTAAAACTATCGAAGAGCAAACTAAAAAGAAGTATAATTACTTCCTAAATAAAACCGATGAGGTTTTTAACAATGAGTTCAAAGGTTTTGAATTTAATGTAGGAGATAATAATATAACTTTTAAACCTGGTACTGGTGAAGAGCTTAAAAATGTTCAGTCCGATGTTAATAATTATATTAACAAATTTATGGACAAACAAACAGGGCTAATTGCTGATCCTAAAGGATATCATCGTTCATTGGCTGTGGCTATGAACCCTGATAAATTTGCTCAATTTTTTTACGACCAAGGTGTTTCTGCAACTGTGGATAATGTTTCTAGAAAATCTAAAAACATAAACATGGACATTAGAAGCGCTGCTCAGCAGACTGTTACAAAAGACGGAATGAAAATAAGGGCTGTAGGAAATACTGAAAGTGGAAGAGGACTTAAAATTAGAAGTATAAAAAAAGTTTAACAAATTAAAATTTAAATTATTATGGCAGTACAAGCGGTCCCAGGATTCGATTTACAACCGAGTTCACAACAAGTACCTGTATCAACTAATTATCTGTCTTCGGCAGACTTTACTTGGTTACAGCAATATCTTCCTGACACTTACGAAAAAGAATTCGAAAGATACGGGAATAGAACAGTAGCATCATTCTTAAGAATGGTAGGCGCTGAAATGCCTTCTAACTCTGACCTTATTAAATGGGCAGAACAAGGAAGGTTACACAATAAATACACAGGTTTAACAACAGTATCAGGAGCAGGTCTTGATACAGCAGTATTCGTTATTCCAGCGGCAGATTTTAATCCAGCATTAGCTTCGCCAAATTTGGCAGCTCTTAGAGCAGGACAAACAGTAATGTTAAGTTCTTCTGTAGCAGGATCTACACTATCAGCTAAAGGAATTGTAACTGTAGCACCTGCTGGAGCAGGAGCAGCAGCTAGAACTTTCAGTGTAGGATTTTATGAAGCAGCAGGTATGCCTGCGTTTACTTCAGGTTCTATAGATTGTTTTATTTATGGTTCTGAATTTGCAAAAGGAACAAACGGAATGGTTGGTTCAAATGAAGCAGATGATTTTATCTTTCAAAACAAACCTATTATTATCAAAGATAAATATGAAGTATCTGGTTCTGATATGGCACAAATTGGATGGATTGAAATTCAAACTGAAAATGGAGCTAATGGATATTTATGGTATTTAAAATCTGAGCACGAAACAAGGCTAAGATTTGAAGACTATTTAGAAACAGCTATGGTGGAAGCAGTTCCAGCAGAAGCAGGTTCAGATGCAGGTAATTATCTGCAAGGTTTAGTAGCAGGTGGTGCAGCAGCAGCAGAGAAATCTGGTTCTGATGGTATCTTCTATGTTGTTGAAAATAGAGGTAATGTTTTTGGTGGAGGTAATCCAACTAGTTTAGCTCAGTTTGATAGTGTTATACAAAGACTAGACAAGCAAGGAGCTATTGAAGAAAATGTTATTTTCTTAAACAGAAATTTCTCATTTGATATTGATGATATGTTAGCACAACAAAACTCTTATGGAGGTGGTGGTACATCATATGGTCTATTTGACAATGATAAAGACATGGCTTTAAATCTTGGTTTTACAGGATTTAGAAGAGGTTATGACTTTTACAAGTCAGACTGGAAATATCTTAATGATCCTACAATGAGAGGTGGAATTATTGGTGGTGCAGTAAATGGGCTTTTAGTTCCTGCTGGATCAACAACAGTTTACGATCAAATTTTAGGAAAGAATGCAAAAAGACCATTCTTACATGTTAGATATAGAGCTTCTGAAACTGAAGATAGAAGATACAAAACTTGGATTACTGGTTCTGCTGGTGGTGCAAGAACTTCTGACTTAGATGCGATGGAAGTCAATTTCTTAAGTGAAAGAGCTGTATGTACTTTAGGTGCAAACAACTTCTTTATTTTTAAGGACTAATATTATTGTAAATTTTACCCCTACTTAGGTGGGGGTAATATTTATTTTTTACTGGAATTAAATTAAATTAAATTAAATAAAATGAAAAAAAAAGCAAAATACGTTACTAAATTATATAAGCTTACTGGTAACAAAGCACCTCTCTCATACATGTTATCATCAAGGCATTCTCAAAGATCTCCTTTGTTATATTTTGATGAAGAACAAGGAATTAATAGACCATTAAGATACGCAAGAAATCAAAAAAGTCCATTTGAAGACAAACAAGACGGTAATGCAATTCTAGAACCTATAGTGTTCGATGATGGTATGCTAGTAGCTCAAAAAGAAGACCAAGTACTACAAGAGTTTTTACATTATCACCCTGGTAATGGGAAAGTGTTTGTAGAGGTTAATAAAGAGCAAGATGCATTAGATGAGCTTTCAGATGCAGAAAGTGTTTTAGAAGCTCAAATAATAGCAAAAGAACTGTCTAGTAATACTCAGAAATTATTACAAGTATCTAGAGTTTTATTAGGTAATGTGGTTGACAACATGACTATTCCAGAGTTAAAAAGGGATTTGTTAATATACTCAAAGAATAATCCAGAAGACTTTATTAATACGATAAATGATCCAATGTTACAATTACAAGATGATGTTTATCAAATATTTAAAGCTGGGTTCTTACAAACACGAAACAATGGTAAAGAGGTTTATTATAACCTTCCTAACAATAAAAAAAGATTAATATCTGTTCCTTTTGGAGAAGATGCTAATTGGATTGTTGGTTCGTTTTTTCAATCAGATGAAGGTGTTGAGATATATAAGCTACTTAAAAATCGCTTAAAAAAGAGTTAATTAAATAGTTATCTTTGTATAATTGTTTAACCCCATAAATTTATAAGATATGGAAAAATTTTAAAAGTAACCTTAAGTAGTCAAGATTATCTGATTAACATTAATCACATTCTTACTGTAGAGGCAGGATCAGGAGCAGGACAAGTAGATATTTTGTATGACATAGTAGCACATACAGCCGATGGAGCTGGTGATACTATTGGAGTACAATTAACTGCGTCTACTGCTGATGATGCGGCTAAAGTAAAAGAGCAAATAAATAGCATCGTAGAAGCTATTGAAAATGCATTGTCTACTAGTTGGAATAGACCATCATTTGTACTTGAACCAAAATACCCTGTAACAGGTATTGCACAAGTTCAAATACAGTGGGCTTAATCTAGTTATTTACACGAAAAAGAAGAAGAGGCTTAAACAATTGAGCCTCTTTTTTTTTGTTTATATTTGTAAAAAGAACTAGAATGATTAATTCAGTTAGAAATACAGTACAGGCAATTGCAAACAAGAATAATTACGGATATATATCTCCACAAGATTTTAATTTGTACTCGCAACAAGCACAAATGGATTTGTTTGAAGATTATTTTTATCAATACAATAGTTGGATAAATAAACAAAACCAAAGAGTGTCTGGTACTGGTTATGCAGATATAGTAAAAAGTTTAGTAGAAGTAATTGATAGTTTTTCTGTAACTAAAGGATTAATTAAACAAGCAAATAATATGTTTAATCTGCCTGCAGACTACTATTATATAAATAAAATAAATTATTATCCAAACTTTGTAGACAGTGGATTTACTACTGCAGCTGGAGTAGCAAACCGTTTAACTGATTCTGGTGCTCAATTCTCTACTAGTGGTGTTGTTAAAATAGGGCAAATAATAACAAATACAACTTCTACCAGTGATTATGCTGGTTTTAGTGCATTTATTGTAAGCATTGATAGTAATACACAATTAACTTTAAGCACNAATATATTTCCTATAGGTGGAGCAGGTGGTGATACATATTCTACATATAATACNACTGGTATTGTAGAAGTAGAACGAGTAAATCAAAATAAAATATTTTATCTTAATAACTCACCATTGACTGCACCAACTACAGGGTTTCCTGCTTATGTATTAGGTGGTGCTACAAGTGGTATTGTAGGTGCAACAACAGATTCTGCACAAGGGCAGTTAGGTAATACTGTTACAGTATATCCAACCACCATAAGTACAGCGGGATCGGTTATAACTGACTATGTAAGATATCCTTTACCACCTAAATGGACCTACCAAACAGTTGGAGGAACTTCTGGAAGCCCAGAGTTTGATTCTAGTCAAGCTGATTATCAAGATTTTGAATTACCATTATCTGATGAACCAGGTATAGTAGCAAAAATTTGTCAGTATGTAGGTATTGAAATAAGAGAAGCTGATGTGTATCAGTTTGGAAAACAAGAAATAGTTGAAGACAATCAAATACAAATATAGATTATGGCATATTTAAACGATTATCAATATTATGCAAATGAAGGTGGCACACCTAAAGATAAAAATTGGGGTTCATATCAATATGTTACATTAGATGAAATCGTTAACAATTTTATGTTAATGTATCAAGGAAACAATGAATTAATAAACAACATCACGCGATATAAAGTTTTATTTCATGCAAAAAGAGGAATACAAGAGTTGAACTATGATGCAATGAAAGAAATAAAAATATTGCAATTAGCTTTAGATGATTCATTATTGTTTGTTTTACCTCATGATTATGTAAACTGGGTTAGAGTGTCAATGTTTCAAAATGGAGTCTTATTTCCACTTACTGAAAACATACAAACACAATGGGCAAGTACTTATTTACAAGACAACAATAATAATATACTGTTTGATCAAAATGGAAATGTTTTAAAACCACAAGATTCACCATTAGATTTGTCAAAAAAAACAATTTATTTAAATAATCAAAGTATTTATGATGGGTGTGAAGGTTATTGTGTAGATGGTTTATGGTATTTTGATTTTGCTGTTGGTGGACATTTTGGACTGAACACTGAAACTGCTAACACTAATCCTACTTTTTCTATAGATAAACAAAGGGGTGTTATCAATTTTAGCTCTATTGCATCAGGGCAGTCTATTGTATTAGAATATGTTTCTGATGGAATGGAAAAAGGCAACGATGCTGACATTAGTGTAAATAAGTTATTTGAAGAATTTATTTATGCATATATTAAATACTCGATATTAAATGGTAAATTAGGAGTACAAGAATATGTTGTAAACAGAGCTAGAAAAGATAAGTCATCTTTATTAAGAAATGCAAAAATCAGATTAAGTAATATACACCCTGGTCGACTATTGATGAATATGAGAGGTCAGGCTAAATGGATTAAGTAATATGCCTATAGTAACTACAAATTTTGTACGCGGAAGAATGAATAAAAGCGTGGATGAGAGGCTACTCCCACCAGGTGAATATGTCAATGCTATAAATGTTAGGCTAGGATCTACAGAAACTACTGAGATAGGAGCAGTAGAAAATTCAAAAGGAAATACAAAACTTACAACTTTACAATTTAATGGTGCAGACCTTACAGGTGCTACTTGTATAGGAGCATATGATGATGGTGCTAATGAGACTGTTTATTGGTTTATTACTTCATCAACTGTTGACATGATTGTGTCATTTGATACAAAAAATGAATTAATTACTTATCATGTTGTTTCGTTAACAGTATTAAATTTTGACATAAAACACCTTATTAATAGTGTTAATAAAATAGGAGATTTGTTGTTTTTTACTGATGATTTTAATCCTCCTAGAAAAATAAATGTTACTAGAAATTACCCTGGTCCAGTTTCTGGTGCCGATGTAATAACTGATAAAGATTTAAAAGTTATAGTTCAACCACCATTAGCAGCACCAACATTTAATTTAATATCACAGGCGACTGAAGCAAATTATATGGAAACTCGTATGATTTCTTTTGCTTATAGATATAAATATCAAGATGATGAGTATAGTGCACTATCACAATTTACTGACATAGCCTTTGTTCCGGGAGTTTTTAAGCTAGATATAGCCACAAACCTAAACAGTGGTATGAAAAACATTTACAATGCAGTTGAACTTAGTTTTAATACTGGTAGCTCTAATGTAGTTGGTGTGGACTTAATATTTAAATTTGCTGATTCTAATGTGCTAAATGTAATTGAAAGATTTAATAAATCAAATTATGGGTGGCCAGACAACACGACTCAAACTCAAACTTTTAGTAATAGCAAGATATACACTATACTGCCAGACAGTGAACTATTAAGATTATATGACAATGTACCAAGATTTGCAAAAACGCAAACTCTAATGGGGAATAGGCTTGTTTATGGTAATTATGTAGATGGTTATAATATGATTGATGCTGATGGTAATAGTTGTCAAATGACTTTTGAAGCCGAAAGAATAAGCTCTAATATAGAAACAAACGATTTTACTCCTACATTAGTCAGTGGTGTTCAATATACTATAGATACACCACAAACTATAGCCAACAGTACTGTTTCTATAGATTTATCTGATATATCGACAAAATTAAAAAGCGGTGCAGTTATAGATTTTGATTTTACATTTATAAGTTCAAAATTTACAGGTAATAATGGAACATTAACAACATCACAACCTTCGACAGATATTTCAACAATATTTACACTAGCACAAGATTTTAACAGTGTTTTTGAAATGGTAACTAGTGTTGATTTCAAAACAAGAATTGGAAGTGAATCTGCATATTTTACAACAGTTGCAAATGCATGTACAGATGGAACAAGTTTAACTGATGTATTTAATTGTGCAGTTACTAATCCTGGCGATAGTGATTCTGCAATAACTTGGACAAAAATTGAGAGTGGTATTTCTGGACTTAACCAAGGGATTAGAATAACATCGCAACCAGGCTCAAATGTAGTTACATTCCAAATACCTGCAATGAAATTTATAGATGCTAATGCTACATCTGGAACTGCAGCACCTTTGTATGAATATTATAAATTTACATCTGGTGAGGTATTATTTTTAGGAAATGGAAACACAAAAAGCTTACATAGTAATAGAAACTATGAAGTTGGTGTTGTTTATATGGATGAATATTTGAGAAGCTCTACAGCTTTAGTTTCACCAGACAATACAATATTTACACCTGCATCCACATCAGCTCAAAAAAATCAAATAAAAGTTACTATACCAATCACACAAAAACCTCCATTTTGGGCATCTAAATATAAATTTGTAGTAAAAAGAGCAGAAGGTCCATATGAAACCATATATAGCAATTTTTATTATCGAGACACTACTACTAATACAGTATATTTCAAGCTAGAAGGACAAAACCAAACTAAAATAAAAACTGGAGATATATTAAGAGTAAAAGCTGATACATTTGGTCCTCTATCTAATTATCAAACACAAGAAGTGTTAAGTGTAGATGCAAAAGAACAAAACTTTTTAACACCAGCGGCAAATATAGAAACAGGTGGCGTTGCACCTTACATATCAGAATTAGCAGGATTATATATGGAACTGAAGCCTACAAATTTTAATGTAGATACATCAGAAGATTCATCTGCATGGAGCTCTGGTACAGAATCAGATCAGTCAAGAAGAAATTATCCGGGTGTTCAAATACCATGTTTCAGAGATAACACAACTAATGATATAAATGTTGTATTGCCAGAAGGGAGTTTAGTTACATTTGATTTCGAGTTTTTTAGAAGTGAAAGAAATAACAATGCAGGATCAGAAATATACAATTACAATAAAACATTTCAAGCATCTAATGATTACGATAATTTATATGATTTTGTAGTTGGTGAGGCAATTGATTTTACTGGAGGTACTGACACAAGCACAGATGATTCAGGTGCAAATCAGAATATATTTATAAACACTTTTCCATTACCTTCTAAAAGCACACCAGGTAGAATACAAGGTAAAAATCAATATAGATTTTCTACAACTAATGGTGGTGCACCATCTACAGGAACAGGACAAACTAATTTTTTATATTTAGCATTAAAAAGTGGTACAAGAGGTGTTGGAGGGCATCCTTCAAGAGTAAAAGGTAGAATATCTGTTCAAGTTGCAAATTCAATAATAACTTTTGAATCAATACCAGTAGATGTAGATAATGATATATATTATGAGGATGATGCATGTTATGATATAACAGGAGGTTTTCATACTGGTACTACACAAACTCAAACATCTACTTTGCCAGCGATAAGTACACTGGGATTTTTTGATTGTTTTTCTTTTGGTAATGGTGTAGAAAGTTTTAAAGTAGAAGATTCTTTAGTAGGTCAATCTTTTACATTAGGGCAAAGAGTTACATCCGTATCTGACCAAGATTATAAAGAAGCAGATAGGTTTGCGGGTTTGACATACAGTGGCTTATACAGTGAAGAATCTAATATTAATAGATTAAATGAATTCAATTTAGGTTTAGCAAACTTTAAAGATTGTGAGGTCACTTATGGTCCTATTGAAGTTTTACATGAAAGAGAAACTGATATTTTGTGTATTCAAGAAGATAAAATATCATATGTATTAACTCAAAAAGATGTATTAACAACTGCTGCAGGTGGTGGAGCACTTTCATCTTCACCATTAATTCTTGGACAACAAGTGGCTAGAATAGAAGAATACGGCATAAGTAGTAATCCTGAAAGTTTTGCTTCACATGGAGATTCTATGTATTTTACTGACGCTAAAAGAAATGCTGTAATACAACTCAAAGGATCAGGAAGGCAACAAGCATTAATAGTAATATCTGAATTTGGAATGAGGTCTTATTTTAGAGACTTATTTACACAAAACTTTAATAAACAAAAATTAGGTGGATACGATCCGTATATGAATGAATATGTATTGTCTTCTTCGCTAACTAGTCTTCCAGATGTTGTAGTGCCACTTTCATGTGGTACATTAATTTCAAGACAATCTGTTACAGATGCTTCATCTTATTCAATAGATTTTGGAGCTTCTCAAGGTGTAGTCGATTTTACATTTAATGTAACGGGAACAGTCACTTTATTTGTCGTGTGGGATGGTAGTACTGTTATAAATCAATCTATTACAGGCAGTGGAACACAAAGTTTTACTAAAAATAAATCTAATCCATCAACAGCTACAGTAACAATTACGCCAAGTGGAAGTTCTTCTTTTGATATAACACCAGAATGTCCAGTAACAAATGAAATTATTGTAGTACAAATGACATTGGGTTCTCCTGTAGATGATGGTAAATTTATTCATAATCAATATTATTGGAACAAGGGAACACAAACAAGTCCTGTTTCAAGCGAACTTATAACATTTACATCAGCAAATCCAGTAGAAAGTTTTATATCAACCACTGGACAAACTTCAGTAGGTATTATGCCTGTTTCTGGCGCAAGTATTACAATGCAATCTAATAAAAAAGATTTTGATGATTTTGTGTTTGATCCAACAGTTGATAAATTTAGATATTTAATAAGCCCTATTGAATACACTGCTAATGACTCATCTATTATTACTGCTGCAGCAACAACAGTAACACCAATAACAAACCCTTCTACTGGTCTATACCAGGCATCATTTACATACACCAATGGTAGCCCTATAACTGACAAGTATTTGTATATGATATGGGATTACAGAAATGTAACAAATATAAATTTAAGAGATGGTTCTACAGATTTAATTGCATGTTGTTCTGGAAATACAGTTAGTTATTACATAGACACAGATAGTTTTACTACAGCTACAGCAGTCTGGACAGACTCTAGCTTACAAACTAAAGCACCAAACCAATTTTATCAAGCAACAAGTATTGTTAGAGAACAATCAGCTGGACTTTTATTACCATCTGTAACTTGTGCTCCTTGTGGAACTACAATACCTTTGTGCTTTGGAACTACAGCCGATGATGTGTGTTGTACAGCATGTACATATAGTAGTTATACCTCTTCTATATTGTCCTCGACAAGATCGGGTGCATGTGGATTGTCTCAAACAGCAACATATTATCACAATGGAACTGGAACAACACCAGTTGTGAATAATTTTGTTTTTTCTGATGACAAAGGAACCACGAAACTAGTAGCAGGATATTATTCATTAAGTGCAACATCAGTAATTTTTGTTAATTCCAGTGGAATGGTAGAAAACTTATTAACTTGTTAAAATTATGGCAACTGACAATACATTTTATATAGACGGAACAACATTTGCAAATGCTACAGCAGTTTACACTAATGAGGCTTTAACAATAAAAGCAGCAGATGGCTTTTATCAAGCTCCTATTGAAGGAGTAGCAACTTTTAGAGAACAAAGCGGAGGTGTTTTGTTAGCGGCTGCTAGTTGTACATGTGCTGTAAGTCAAGCCTTAGATTTTAATTCTACACCAACCAACTTATGTTGTGTAAGCCAAACAGGTGTAACATATTTTATTGATCAAGGTACTACCTTCGATACAACAACTGGGTTATATACAGATGCAACTGGACAAACTCCTGCACCAGACAATACTTATCAAGTGAATGGCACAACAACTTTTAGAGAGCAAAGCGGAGGTACTTTAGCAGCAACAGCAACTTGTCCAACTTGTCCTGTAGCGTGTGGTGCAATATCTATACCTAGTGGTACTAAGGGATCTTATAGCTTAAATGTAACTTTAGGAACTGATGTTGGTTCTGTGGTTGTTTATTTTAACCCAGCTTCAGTTCCNGATGGTGTTAGAGGTGTTTATGATAGTACAAGTTACAATGCACTAGCTAGTCCAACTAATGGATATATAAAAACAACAAGTGGTGTTGCAGATGCATTTACAATTATAGGTAATGCTTCTGACGCATGTCTTCCGTCCACACCTAACACTACTGTATATAATTACTATGACTCAATAAGTGGTGGTTCGTGGGTTCAAAATGGAACAGAATCAGTAACTATAAATACAGGAGATATTCAAGGTGGAGGTTCAAATGAGTTTAGTGCTTTAGTAATACCTAAACCAAATGCAAACCCTCAAACCATGGATTTAAAAGCATTAGGCCCATGTACAGGAACATTATTTTCGCTAGAGATTGTTTGTCCAACAGCTTTA